AGGTCGGCTACGCGATGCGGTTCCTCGCGAACAACGCCGCCCACATCCGGCTGTTCCCGGGCGACCGGCCGCCCGGCGTCGACGAGGTCGCCGAACTCACCGACGAGTACGGGTGGGTCACCTCCGGGCAGCCCGGCGTCGACGTGCGCGATCCGTACGCCCTCCCCGAGGACCTCGTCGCCGCCGCCCGGCAGGCGCTCGACGAGCTGACCGGCTACTCGCCCTCCGGTGGGGGTGCGGCGATCCTCGCCCCCCTCACCCGCAACTACGAGACCGCCGGCGAGTGCTACCTCGTGGGCCGGTACTTCCCGCAGGCGGACAACGGGCAGGGCCGGGAGGAGTGGGCGATCCACTCCGTTTCCGAACTCACCTTCCAAGAGGGGCGGTTCCGGGGCATGGCGCCCGACCTGCCCCCCGGCTATTGGCGTCTCACCACCGGCGAAGGTCGGGACGCGGAGGCGGCCGACCTGGACCCGGCGACGACGACCGTCTACCGCCTGTGGACCGCCGACGCCGAGTGGTCCACCGAGCCCGACGCCCCGATGCGCGCCCTCGTCGGCGTGTGCGAGCGTCTCCTCCTGATCGAACGCGGGGACGACGCCGCCCTCCGCTCCCGCGCGGCCGGCAACGGCATCCTCCTGTGGCCGGAGGAAATGGACGGGCTCAGCGACGGGCTCGACGACGAGGACGAGGACGACGAGGACTTCCAGGACCTCACCCGGCAGTTGACCACACCCCTCACCCTCGACGGTTCCGCGGCGCAGGTCGTCCCGTGGCTCAAGCGTGGGCCCGCGCAGTACCTCGCCGCCGTCCGGCACCTCACCCTCGGCCGACCACTCGACCCCGTCGCACACGAGCGGGAGGCGCGGCTGCTGACCCGCCTCGGGATCGGGCTCGACGTGCCCCCCGAAGTCATCACCGGACTGTCGGACGTGAACCACTGGAACGCCTGGCAGATCAGCTCCGACACGTTCCGGCACCACCAGGAGCCGATCACCATCGCCGCCGTCGAGGGGCTGACGCTCTCCTACATGCGGACCCGACTCCGCTCGGCGAACCGGTGGCCGGAGGAACTGATCCGCCGCGTCGTCATCTGGTTCGACCCGTCGAGCCTCGTCGCACCCGCCGACATGAGCGCGGCAGCGAACGACGCCTACGACCGGGGGCTCCTCTCCGACGACGGCTACCTCCAGCTCCGCGGGATCGACGCCTCCCTCGCCCGCCCCGATGAGGTCGAGACCGGCCGCGACCCGGTCGGGGCGACCGGGCTCGACGTGGTCCGGCTCACCGCCGTCGCCGCCATCGCCCGGCAGCTCCTCGACGCCGGCTACGTCCCCGACGCGGTGAACGAGGCGCTCGGGCTGTCGATCGAGCACTCCGGGTCCCCCCCGGCCGCCGCCGAGCCCCCGGCCCTCCCGGCGGGCGACACACCCCCCGACGAGTCGACGACACCCGAGGCCCCCCCGCCCCCCGCGTCGGCTGCGATCGTCGCCGCCCGGAGCGACGATCGCCGCCGGCGTCGCCTGTCCCGCCGGCTCGCCATGATCGACCGAACCCTCCGCGAGCGGATCGCCGCAGCAGCGGACGCCGCGATCCTCCGCGCCCTGGAGCGCGCCGGGAACCGCGCCCGCGCCGCCGCGCAACGCGACGAGGCCGCCCGCGACGCGGTCGTCGGGCAGCCCCCCGAGAACGTCCTCGCGAGCCTCGGGCCGGTCGTCGTCGCCGCCCTCGGGCTGGAGGAGCAGCAGCTCCTCGCCGAGGCGTTCGGCCGGCTCCAGTCGCAGTACGTGTCGTGGACGGAGACAGCCGCGGAGGAGGCGCTCGACGCCGCCGTGGCGCTCGCCGGGCTCGACCGCGCCGACCCGGACGTGGCCCGCACCGTCGCCGAACTCCGCGACTCGTTCCACGCCTCGATCGGCGGGTCCTGGCCGGTCCTGGAGGACGCTCTCCGCTCCCTCGCCTCCGCGCGGCTGTACGACCCAGATCCGGCGGCCGAGCCCGTCGGCGAGCTGCCCGCCTCCATCGTCCCGCCCGGCGTCGTCCGGCGGGCGCTCAACGTGGCCGGCGGCGTCCTCGCCGACGACGACGGCCGGGGCGCCCTGTCCGGGCTCACCAGCGGGCAGCTCCTGACCCGGTTCCTCCGCGAGCAGGGCGGGATGGAGGTCGGGGAGTACGAGTGGAGCTACGGGATCAGCTCCCGGCCGTTCCCCCCGCACGCCGACCTCGACGGGCTCGTGTTCGCCGGGTTCGACGACGACGCCCTGTCCACCCGCGGCACCGGGCACGAGTGGGTCGGCGAGTCGTTCGCCCCCGGCGATCACCGAGGCTGCCACTGCGACTACGTGCCGATCTACCGGGACGGCCGGGACACCCGCGCCGAGCTGGAGCGGATCGGGACGACCGCCTACGAGGAGCAGAACGGGCCGGGCACCCTGCCCACCCGTCGGGCGACCGTCGACCCGCGCGTGTACTTGCCCGACACCGGGCGCCCCGAGCAGCGGCGGTCCCCCGCCGCATCCCGATAGGAGAGTCCCCGATGCGCCGTCCCCGACTGCTCGGTTCCGAGCGGTTCGCCCGCTGGTCCGACGGGCGGCTGTCCGCGCTCGTCGCGACCGCCCCCCCGATCGAGGAGGCGCCGCCGGCGATCGAGGTCGTCGAGGTGCCGCCGACGACCCCGCCGAACCAGCGGACACCCGTCGACCAGACCCTCCCCCCGCCCGAGGGCGGCATCCCGTTCACCGTGCCCGCCGTCGTCCTGGAGGGATGGAACACGACCGACGGCGGGCAGGACGTGCGCTACATCGAACCCGGGGCCCTCGGCCGGCTCGACATGCCGCAGACCCTTATGGCGATGGTCCGCAACCCGGACGGCGGGTTCGGCGGGCACGACGGGGCGATCGCGTGCGGCCGGATCGACACCCTCGACCGGGTCGACTTCTCCGCCGTCGTCAACCGGGAGACCGGCGAGCCGTTCGGTCCCGGCGTGTGGGGCTGGAGGGCGACCGGCTACCTCACCCCGCACGACGACCAGCCCGGCAGCGCCGCAACCGCCGACTACGTCCGCGACCAGGTCCTCCGCGGCGTGTCCGCCGACCTCCGCGAGGTCGACGGCGAGGTGGACGTGCTGGAGCTGGACGAGGACGGCTACCCGCAGCGGGTCCGGATGCGCGTCACACAGGGTGTCATCGGGCAGTTCACCGTCACCCCGGCCGGGGCGTTCCCGTCGGCGTACATCATCCTCGACGAGGGGCTCGGGGAGGACAACGAAGCCGCCCCCGTGACCGAGGTCGAGCCGATCGCCACCTCCCCCGACGCGCTCCGCATCATCACCGCGAGCCGCTCCGGGAACGGGCGCCGCGCCCTCGTCGCCGCCGGCGGGATCGCCCCCGAGTCCCCGTCGTCGGAGTGGTTTCGCCGGCAGAACCAGCTCAACCCGTCCCGGCACGTGTACCTCGGCCGCCGACCCGACGGGACGCCCACCGGGCAGGTGTGGGGCTACATCGCGCAGTGGGACGTGCCGCACGCCGGCATCCTCGACCGCGAGGTGTACGCCCCCCGGCTCGGCCCGACCGGGTACCGGACGTTCCACACCCGCGGGGAGCCGATCCGGACCGCGGAGGGCGACCTCGTCGAGGCCGGGACCCTCACGTTCGGCGGCGGTCACTGCAACGACCTCAACCTCGGGGTGATCCCCGCGCTCGCCCACTACGACAACGCCGGCTCCGCCTACGCGGACGTGGTCGTCGGGGAGGACGACTTCGGCCTGTGGTTCGCCGGCGCCATGAAGCCGCACCTCACCCGGCAGCAGATCGAGGAGTTCGGCCGGCACCCCGTCTCCGGGGACTGGCGCGCCGACCCGGGCGACCGTGACCTCCGCCTCGTCGCCGCCCTGTCCGTGAACACGCCCGGGTTTGAGATCGGGGTCCCGCGGGCGCACATCGCCGCCTCCGGTGCCCGCTCCCTCGTCGCCGCCGGCTCCGCGCCGCTCGCCCGCCGAGCCGCCCGCGCGTCCGGGTCCGACGAGGACACGGTCCGCCGCGTCGTCGACGAACGGATGCGGCCCGTCTTGACGGCGGCTGCCCGCGCCGGTCTCGCCCGCCTCCGCCGGCCCGGGACCTGACCCGGTGGCGCTGCCCCCCGGGGCGTCCACGTTCACCGCGACGGGCGGCCCCTACACCGACGCCACCGGTAAGCCGCTCGCCGCGGGACTGCGCGGCACCCTGTACCTGTCCCGTGTCGTGCGCCGCGCCGACGGGGGGAAGCTCGGCGGGGAGGTGCCCCTGCGGGTCGCCGCCGACGGGACGCTCACCGTCCCCGGCCTGCTGCACACCGACTCGGCGGGGCTGCTCGACACCGGGTGGACGTACTCCGTCCGGTGGGAGCGGCAGGTCCCCGGCGGGCCGAGGGACCGCACGTTCCCCGCCCCGCAGGCGATCGGGGACGCCCTCGACCTGGACCTCCTCACCGAGTCCCCCTCCTCCCCCGGGGTGTCGGTCCCGTTCGCCGTCCCGCACGAGGAGTTCGCCGCGTTCCGGGACGACGCGGCCGAAGCCCTGGCCGGCACGGAGCAGGCGGCAGCCGCAGCCCGGCAGCAGGCGACCGCCGCCACCGGCGCGGCGGGCACGGCGGCAGCGGCAGCGACGGCGGCGCTGGAGCGGGCGGGCACCGCGGAGGCCGCCGCAGCGGCAGCGCGGCAGGACGCCGAACTGGCCGCGGGACGGGCCGCGCAGGCGGCTGTGGACGCCCTCGCCGGGGACCCGAGGTGGACCGACGAGCGC